CATATATAATATTTCAACAGCCAAAATTTTAGGAGAAAACTATGGCCAATACTCTAGCATCTTTTGCTAATTCCCAATGGACTTATAGCCACACGGTTAAAAGTCTCAAAGTCCGTGATATTACTCATACTAGTAACACATATCCTAATACAGTCATCCAGACTTATTGGGAATATTCTGCCAATACACCAGATGGTGTAACAGGAACATTTAATGGTGCAACTCCATTTACAATTGATCCTACTTCCAATAATTTCTCATTTATAGATTTTGAAAACCTAAAAGAAGAAGATGTTTGGAACTGGATATATAATGTTGTAACAGATAGTTATGCACAACATGTCCAAGAGAAGATTGCTGAACAGATTAATACCAAAATTAATATTATCACAGAACCATCTTTGCCATGGGCTCCAGCAAATACTTCAAATACAGCTGGATAAATATAAAGTCATCATTAACACATAAAGGAAACTGAAATGACCGAACAAACACAAAATCAAAGTGAACAAAAAGTTACACTAACATTAACCGTAAATCAGATTAATGTAATTATTGCTGGATTGGATGAATTGCCACACAAATTCAGCCGTAAATTGCTTGATGAAATTCAACAACAAGCTGTACCACAACTCCAAAACAACCAGTTACAGGGTGATTTGGCTAATAAGGTAGTTAACTAAAAGAAGAAGACTGAAACATGGCGCTGTTAACCAATATTTTATCACCAGACACTACTGTAAAGTATGTCAAAGAAAATGCTGAAGCTGATTGGGAAGTTTATGTTCCAACGGGTGATGATGATCCTAATCTAGCATTAGAAGATTATTACAAAGTTGTTGAACATGAAAAGCCACATGAGTCTTTTGACATTGATGGAATTTGGAAGACAGTCGCTTTTGTTCACATCAATAGGACTTTAAGGCAAGTTCATTTACACTACGGAGTCGATAGAATATGACGTTACAATCATCTGGCGCAATATCTTTATCTGATGTAAACGTAGAACTAGGCAGGTCCAGTACAGCAACAATTTGTATGAATTGTTCTTCGGTCAGATGTTTGTTTGGCGTTTCTTCAGGCGCCATTAGTATGAGTAGTGGTTATGGTAAATCCAGCATACCAAAAGGTTCGGGTACATACACAGCTCCAGGATGTTATACATTTGTTGTTCCACAGAAAACTACACGTTTGAGTGCGCTTGCTATTTCAGGCGGATCAGCTGGAAGCAAACCATACTCATACTTTTATCCGTGTTATAGTATAGGTACTTGGACTTACTATCCTTACGCTGGTTATGTTACCGGCGGAACTGGAGGTTACGGTGGCGGCATATCTTATAGAAATAATTTTTCTGTTGCTACCGGACAAAATCTGACTGTTCGAGTTGGAGCTTGTCAAGGTTCATCTGGAGGCCAGGGAAATTATAGTATGGTTAACGCTAGTGGTGCAACTAATGGATATCCCGTATATGCGGCTACAAATACATGTTTCCCACTTTTTTATAGTGGTACCTCCGCATCAACTTATACATCAAGCGGAAAACAAGCAGGTTGTGGATCTTCAAAACAAGCTGGCGGTACAGCTAGAGGCATAACTCCTTGGGTAGGAATAGGCGGCGGTGGAGGTGGAGTTGCAGGATCTAGTTGTGCTGGTTATTTTGTTTGTGGATACTGTTCGTATAATGGATTTTATCAGTACTATCAGCCTTGTCACTCTTATGGTGCCGGCGGATCAGTTATGGGCAAAGGATGTGGATCATTTTCTCAATATACTGGCAATTGTTCGCAATGGGTATGTTTTTACTATTCCGGAGGTTATGGAGGTTATCCATTATATGGAAAACATGGATATGGCCGCAATGGTGGTTCCGCTGGAGGATCAGCACCAAATAAAGCAGACGGAAGATGGTCTGGATGTTATTGTTATTACACAGGATACAAACCTGGTTCAGGGCCAGGTGGTGGAGGAGGAAGTAATGCTACTTATGGATTCAATAATAGTGGATCTTATAATCCTCCAGGAGCCGGACCCTGTGTTTATTGCAACGGTCACGGCGGTGGAGGCGGTTCTGGTGGTTCCGGAGGTGGTAACGGATCTTATAGTGTAGGAGGTAATGGTGGAGGTTACGGTGGCGGAGGAGCAGGAGCTTCGGCAGCTCTATCGCCGTGCAATCCTTACTATAATTACACAGCTGGAACTTATCTTTATGGTAATAGTAACTGTGTTTGTTTTTATAATAATAGGGGAATACATTTTGGCGTTGGCGCAAGCGGAACGGTTAGAATTGTATACCCAGGTTGTACAAGATCATATCCATCAACAAATGTAGGATGTCCATAAAATGAAATGTATTATTAAAGTTGATGAATCTGGAAATACAGCAGATCATCCAATATTGATATCAAATTTTTTAGATGTTTATCCTGATCTAGATATTTCAGGAAATACAGCACCGCCAGGATTTGCTTGGTTCACTAGAAAAAATAGAAATGTTGAGTTCTTAAGAAATACGCCAGAGACACATAAAGTGGCCACTCGATATGTGAAAACCGATGAAGGTTTTGAAGATGATCATTTTTACCATGAATTGACAGAAGAACAAAAAGCTTTTGTATCAAACAGATCAAAAGGTGAAAATACTATCAAAACAATTGAACACTTTAAGTATTTGTCCGAATATAACATAGAAAATTTAGAAGACTCTAATGAAATTAATACTTGGATTAAATTTCACAATCTTATTCCAAACATAGATGAAATGCCAAAAGTGAGCATACATAAATCATTAACAACTCTAGAAGATCATCCTGATGATGAAGAATTTTATGATGATATTGTTGATTATGCAAACGTTGCAACAATATTATTGCCTAGGTTGCCTCTTCCGGATGCAAATGGTGTTTTTCAAGATCATTTAGATTCTTCTAATAATTGGGTATTTTTTGATCCAAACGAGCCTTTAACTCCAGAAACAGAAAAAATACTTCATAGAATTTTAATTAATCCAGAGGTAGAAAGAACTTCAAATCTCATAATCTCGGCACTAAGCACCTTACCGATTTTACCTAATAATATTATGGATCAAGTGGTACTGACATTAGATAATTTGAATTCAAATACTGCAAATTTATCGATTGCTTATTCAACAGTTAATTTACTGAGAGAAGAAAGAGCTAAAATTTATCCAACACATGCTGCAAATATGATTATGAACACCGCACAAACATCATCATATATAACATTAACTACAACGGCTTTAGACCAATACAACTCAATCATCGATACGTCGGGTTAATTGCCAATCCTCCTATTGAATAAATAGAGAATAATAGGAGAAATTGGATGGCAACCATAACCAACAGAAATGATTTTAAGACCTACTGTCTGCGTAGACTGGGTTTTCCTGTCATCGAAATTAACGTAGATGATGACCAAGTAGAAGACCGTATTGACGATGCTCTTCAATACTGGCAAGACTACCATTTCGATGGACTACAAAAAGTTTATTACATCAAAGCGGTCACTGGTTCACAAATCGTTTCTGATATAGACATCTCAGGTATATACAACGGAACAGCAGCCAACGGAACATTCATTGGTGCTACATCAGGTTCATTAGCATTACTCAAAGTTGGTGGTTTTCAAGGTGCCAACAATACTATGATTTCAGTTATGGGAAATCAAGCCTTTACGGCAGGTGAAGGTATATCATATTACGATCAGAGTGGCAATATAGTACCAACTGGTGCCAATGTGGTATCGTATATGATGGGTGATGTAGACCAAAAATACCTAGACTTATCAGAAGCTAAAGATGCTCAGGGTAATCCAATGGAAATTATTGGTGTGCCTAGAATCTTTCCAGTTACCGATTCTCAAGCTGGTGTCAATATGTTTGACCTCAGATACCAACTCCGTCTGAATGAGTTGTATGACTTCACCTCCGCATCCTATATCAACTATACTTTAACTCAACAACATCTACGTTCTTTGGAGTTAATGTTCACTGGTGAAGTTCCAATTCGTTTTCAAAGACATATGCAGAGACTCTACATTGATTGGGCTTGGGGTTACTCAGAAGCACCAGTAGGAACTATTGTTGTTGCCGAATGTTATGCCAATATTAATCCTGATGTATACACTAAGGTTTGGAATGACCGTTGGTTGAAAGAATATGCCACGGCTCTCATCAAACGTTCATGGGGATCCAACCTCAAGAAGTTCAATAACCTACAATTGCCAGGTGGTGTAACTCTCAATGGTGATACCATTTTCAATGAAGCGGTTCAAGAAATTGATAAGTTACATTCGGAGATGGAAACACAATACGGAGCACCATTGGAATTTTTCCTAAACTAATATGGCAACTTCACAATATTTTTCGTTATACAGCAATAAAGGTGAGCAGAGACTCATTGAAGACATTATTGTTGAGTCTATTAAAATCATGGGTGTAGATGTATTCTATTTACCCAACGATAATGATGCAGCCAGAGATTTACTGTATGGTGAAGATCCTGTTCGTAGGTTTGAATCAGCGTTTACGATTGAAATCTACTCTACAAATGCAACAGAATATGGTGGTGAGAAAGAGTTCTTCTCTAAGTTTGGCTTAGAAATTAAGAACCAAGTTTCTGTCATCATGTCTAAAAGGTCTTTCTCACAAAGAGTACCACAAGATAGATTTACAAGGCCTCGTGAAGGTGACTTGATGTACATTCCATTTCTAAATGGTACTGGTGAATTGTATGAGATTAAATTTGTCAATCAAACCAAAGATTTCTTTATGTTAGGCCGTCAGGTTCCATATTTCTACGAATTGGAACTGGAGAAATTCCGTTACTCACAAGAAGTTATTCAAACTGGTGATGCCGATATTGATGCTATTGTTTCAGATTCGGCATACACAATACATTTCACAACTACAACAGGTAATGCTAACAATTATGTGTTGAAAGAAATTGCTTTCCAATCACCCGATGGAACACAAAACAATGCTACAAGTGTGGGTATCGTATCATCTTGGTTACCACACGCCAACACCTTGTCACTCACAAATATTTCTGGTGAATTTATTGATAATCGTGAGGTTATTGGTGCTCAAAGTAATGCTAGATTTGTCATATCAACATATGATCCATTGAATAACCCAGCAGCTAAAGAAGTGTATGATAACCAATACATCAATGTTCAAGCTGGTGACATACTTGATTCAACAGAAAACAATCCATTTGGAAGTATCTAATGGCCAATATATTTTATAACCGTGTTATTCGAAAGATCGTTGTTGGATTTGGTAATCTATTTGACAACATTACTCTTGTTCGTTATAATCCAGATTTGACGGAAGCGGAACGATTTGTTGTTCCTATTGCCTATGCGGACAAAGAAGACTATGTGATGCGTCTAGAAGGTGATTACAATTTGGATAAAAAAGTCCAGATTACATTACCTAGAATGTCTTTTCAAATGTCTGGCATGTCTTATGATGCTACTAGAAAACAAAACACAAACATCAAAGCTTTTGCCAAACAATCTGGCGGTGGTGTTGCTGCTCAATACAATCCTGTTCCATATGATATGGATTTTTCTCTATACATTTATGTAAGAAACATTGAAGATGGTACACAGCTAATTGAACATATCATTCCATATTTTACACCAGATTATACAATTAAAATTAATTTAATTCCTGAAATGGGAATCGTTAAAGAAATACCGGTCATATTAAAGAATGTAGATATGCCTGTAGATTTTGAAGGTGATAGAGAAAAAGATACTAGAGTTATTGTTTGGACTTTAAACTTTACAGTTAAAGGATTTATTTTTGGTGCTGTATCAGACAATATTGCATTGATAAGAACATCAATCACAAATATTCTGAATGATATTTCACCAACAGACCAAGTTGTTTTTAAAATGAAAGCTCCAGGTATTGGAACATATCAGATGGGTGAAGTTGTTTATCAAGGATATTCACATTCTACTGCAACGGCAACGGCTAAGGTTGTTGAGTTCAATAACAATCATTTGACATTAACAAACATCAATGGTAATTTTGTTTCTGGCAAACCAATCTATTCATCACAATCTAATTCAAATTATACATTTGATTCATATGCTGTTGTGAATCCAAAATTTGTTGAGATTGTTACGACACCTAATCCAACTAACGCTACGCCAGCAAACAATTATACATATAACACAGTAGTAACGGAATATCCAAACTAAGAGGAAATAAAATGGCTTTAACAATCACAGGCGGAACAATAATCACAGGCGGTATTACACTAAAATCACAAGTAGTTGATCCTTATGCACCAACAGTTTCATCAGAATCGCCTTTTGCTGGATTACAAAGTTACTTTTTTGAAGGTACACAAAGTCGTCTGCAATATAACGCTTCCAATTTATCATTAGGAACAGATTGGACAATTGAATGGTTCCAAAAAGAAACTATTCCAAACAATTTCCCAAGGCCTTTCTGTGTTGGTAATAATTTAATGGGTGTTAGTATGGAAGGTGGAGAACCAGGAACATTCTACATTCAAGAAAATTCAACTTACCATAATATCTATTCTGTAACGAGAAGAGATGCTTGGCACCATTTTGCTATCTCTTCTGTAGGCGGTATAGTTACTGTTTATCAAGATGGCGTTCACCAAGGAAGTACATTCTCGTTTACTTCGGTCGATACGACCGGTCAAACTTTATTCCTTGCAGGTAAAGCCGGTGCATTGACATCAGAATATTTTGGTGGTTACATAACTGATATGCGTTGGACTGTTGGTGTTGGTGTTTATACAGGCGACTTCACAACACCTTCAACACCATTACAGTTGACA